TGAGATGCGTTCTATTACCGTGTTGAGATGCGTTCTATTACCGTGTTGAGATGCGTTCTATTATCGTGTTATTTATTTAACAATGTATCACCTGAACGTTTATTAGTGCTTGGAAAGGCTGGAATGTAACAATGCGTGCACGAATATGGGACGAAGAAAACGAAATGATGATTACTAGTCAAGTCTTTGTAGTCAATGCGTTACACGGAACTGATTCTATAGTTTATTCTGATAAAGGACCGGTGATGTTGTACACTGGCTTTCAAGAGAACTTTATTAATATTCGACCGGCTTGGAGAGAGCTATGTGTTAGTGATTTAATTGAAGGTGATTTATACAATAAATGTGTACCAATTGCTGGTGAAGTCGTGTATGACAATGAACATGCTTGTTATGCTCTTAAAAACGATGCGGGGTTGACACCTCTGTATAAGATTGCGAATATAAAGATTACGGGAAACATCTATGAACTTTAAAAGTGAGAGTGAATTCACGAGATGGTTTTGTAAGATGGTTGAAGCACGTGGCGCAGAAACCATTGCATTTGTTGGAAGTAAGATGCAACAAAGTGGTCTTCCTGATAGGTATGTTGCGCATTCGATTTTCCGCGGTTGGATTGAATTTAAACGTAAGACTAATGATTATACTTCATTGCAGTATAATTTCATTCGTGATATGAAAGCTAAGTGTGATGTTGCGATGGGCTGTAGAATAACCGCTAAAGGTGTGATTATTTTTGAAGATGAAGATCAAAATCCTCATCATTCGCTTCGTGCGTTGGAGTTGGAGTATTTAAAGACAGACAAGGAGCGTGGTCAAATGCTTTTGGTAAATTGTTCGATTGCATGGGAGTGTATGGTATTTGCAAGACCCATTTAAAATTTAATAACCTATTTATAAAACGTTCGTAAGATTAGGACTGCTGTAGAAACGTTCTACAAGGATTGAATTTCTGCTTGGTAACTTATAATCACATGCATCCCCAACTGACCATGGACCTAAAAACGCTATCCTCTTCCTTAACCTTAACAACAATAAACACATATGTCTTTACTAGTGTATTGTATTAGTATTATATCCAGTATATATAAAATACTGGAGATAGGGTTCCAGGGCCCATGGTCAGCTGGGGGGACATGTGATTATAAGTTACCAAGTACTTTTCTAAGAGACAATAGGGTTTAATGAAATGTCTGATTATAAAAAGCTATTTAAAGATGCACGTAGTACGTTGAATGAGCGTGAGAAAGATGAACCTGTGTTGAAGAAGGATTGGAATGTGTCGTGGCCCGAGCATCAACGTGTTCAACGTGTTAAGAATAGACAAAGATTACTAAAAAAGCTTAATCCTACGAGTCGTTGTCCGTTATGTGAAGAAGTAAAGTTGAATTCGCGTCAATGGATTATCCTTAAAGAGTGTGCAACTAAGGTCATTGAACATCGTGTTATATGCAAGAGTTGCTACATGAAATGGCGGAAAGGATCGTTGAAACAATGAAAATAAACATGATTGTTGCGTGACTACTAAGTTACATTACTACTACATGTGTGATATTCTTATTTAGACTTTCGATGTTTGAAGCGTCAGTCATTTTAATGTTAATGATGATTATGTTTGGAGTCTGGAGCAAAGAACAATGATGGAATTAGCTGGATTCAATGAGTCAGAGTGTAAAGAAATGTTAGAGCTTGCTTTGACAACGATGTTCTCACTAACAGAGATTCGTGATGCTTATACTGCATTATGTGATTTTAAAAAGGTTAAAGGTTGTATTCGTTTTGCAGCAGAGACAAATCATTCATTGGAAGTTGTTGTTGATGTTTATAAGGAATTAAGAGATGAGTTCAAGAGATCAAACATTTATCACTGTGTCTGAATTATAAGTATCCACGAATAACATACGTTGAGGACTGAAACAATGAGCAACCAAACAAGAGTAGATGCAGCATTGAAAAATCTGTTAGCAAGGATTCATGGTGACAATGGGCATTATACTGAGCAACATGGAGTGCTTAAATCCATTGCTGATGCTGAACAAAAGATTGTAGATGCGCAAAAGCAAAGAACGCAGTTTGTACACAATCTAAAACAATGATGAAAGGTTGAATAATGTTAAGTACTTCTGTAAGATTCTTATTTTATTTAGCAGACAATCGAGATAATCAACGATTGGATGATTCAATCGCATGGTGGACGAAATGGTTTAATCGTGGCACACCTCCTGTAAGTCATGAAGAAGTGTGGATTCCCGATAACGAATTCGGATTTCATTATCCAATATTGTCTCTTTACACCGGTCAATGTTTTACATCAACTATGCGCGGAGATGTGAACGGTACTGTTTTACGCAATGCTGCGACAGTATTAACAAACCCTGAAAGATGGGTTTATTTTGAGGTTGAGGTTTCAACTGATCTCTTTAAATTGGCTCACATTCTTGTTGATGATGCCGTTGTGAATAACAAAGGTTATGATACATCAGCTATACCTAGCTTCTTTTGGTTTTGGCGATTTGGCAGTAAAACAAAGGATATTTGTTCAGAGGTGTGTAAGAGATTCGGTATGTGGTGTGGCGTTTTTAACAATGATAAAATCGAGTCACCTCGTCGTCAGTATCGTAGGTTTGTAAAAATGGGTTATAAAGCACAGAAAGTGGGAAAGTGAAAAAGATGTATGGGATATTTAAGAAGAGTTAAAAAGGATATGATGAAAGGTACTGGCCACAAAACAAAGAAGCATGTACCGATTATCGTTGACGGTACGATCATTGGTGCGAAATCAGTGAGTGCAATGAAAGGCTTACAATTGGTAGTTACACATGAAGGGATAAAGAAAGGGAAGAACAATGAAGATAGTAAGGTTTGATAATTACAAAACGTTTCATACTTCAGATCAATACGTAAAAGAAGTAAATACGTTGAACAGTGGCGGTGAATTAAATAAAATACTTACAGTAAAACTATTAGACGAGGTTGTTCTGTCTTATTGTATAAATCAAAATGTAGTGTTTATCAAAGAATCATTGAGCGTAGAAGAAATGATAAGCATTATTACAAAGTTGATCACGTTAATTGAAAGCAAAGAAAGATGATACATAGAATCTATTTAACATATCTGTTGATATGTATTTGTTTTCTTATCATTGATCATTGGATGTTTATGTTTGGAGAACATAACGAAAATGTTTATACTTCTTTAATTAAAGTACTCGCTTGTTTAATGGTTTTTACGCCGTGCTACTTAATGTATTTGATTTGGAGTATAGGACGATGAAACGACGAGACTTTTTAAAATCAATTGCAGGTACTCTTGCTGCACCGCTTGGGCTGTCACTTATATCTCCATTGTCGTTATTAGCTGCAAGTAAAAACCCGTGATCACTTTTCCTGGTCCTGTATATCATGGTAATCTAGAACAAGCAAATGCGTGGTTTAATGAAACACTTCGTATTAATGGGCAACCATGTATATGTGAGGTAGTAGATACAACAACGTCAAAGAATAAAGAATGGCGTACATGTACATTAAACTATAATCCAGATTGCCAAAGCATGAATCATTGGGGTAAGGAAGGTAAGTGGTAATGAAACTCTCAATAGTAATTAGAATCGTTTTATCATTTGGATTAGTGTACATGATATACGCTGAGACAGGTGCATGGACATGTATTGCTTTATCATTAATGTTACTCAATGCTGAGATGTCAGTATATGTTTCAAAACATCAGTCTAAACGAATTGAAAAGTTGGAGCAAAAGAAACATGAGTCTATTTAAGTTAGTCGATCAACGATTTAAGTTTACAGGAATCGAATTGGCACGTGCACGGTATAAATTGAATTTAAACCAAAGTGAATTCGCGTATAGATGTGGTTGGACTGCACAGTATCAATGGAACTTAGAAAACGATATGTATGAATCAATTTCTGAAGCAACGAAGAACGTTATTGAAAGTACGTTAAACAACGTGGTTTAAAACGAGTTCACTTTACTGTTTACATTACAGTTCTAATAGAATATAATAATCCTTAATAGAGGAAGATATGGTTGTTAAAAACGTAAATGGTAAAGGTGGAGCACCACCCGATGGACATCCAAATCAATGTAGAGCAATGTCAAGAGTTACAAGAGTTCGATGTAAACGATGGGCATTGAGAGGAGCTAATAATTGTCAATTTCACGGTGGTAATAATTCGTTTAGAATAACAAACAATGCTGGCGCAAGAAAGTTACCAATGTTTTATTCAAAGTACTTAGGACCAAAGCTTTCACAACGCGTCCTTGAATTAATGAATGCGCCACATGACGAGCAAGTTTCGTTGTATGAAGAGCTAGCATTAGCACGAAGTGGAATGATTGAAGCTTTACAACTTGCTGCACCTTTACAAGATGTAGGGCTTGCTGCGAAACTTTCTCCTGAAATCAAAGCGTTAATGATTCAAACTTTAAATGAATCAATGAAGAACGTAAAAGAGCTTACACTCGCAGCATCAAAACTTGAAAAGGATGCAAGTGATAAAGTCAGTATCAAAGTAATTAATTTAATTGTTCAACAAATCGTTGTAGCTATTAACGATGTTTGTGGAACAGAGAACGTAGCTATAGCTGAAGCAATAGCGATGGCGATTGATAATCGTGTAAGACTTCCATTGAACGATAAGCTGAACCCAAAGATTCATATAAACGTTCTACCTACTATTGACGCTGTGGTGGAGGAATAGATTGTTTAAACCGGTATAATTATATAGATAAAGGGATCAAAGGTCTTAGATGTCATCCAGGAGCCTTAGAATCGACGGTAAATGATTACTTTAGACGTTCAATGTCCTGATTACTTAAAAACAGCATTTGACAGTCTTAGCTTCTTAAAAGTCAAAAACGATTCAATCAATACAGCACGTGATACATTACTCATTTGGTTGCTCTCTTCAAAAAGTGGATTATGGCTAAGTAACTCGCCGGAAGATGCAGAGGTTGCACTACGCGAACGATTTGAAATGTATCCGCACATTAAGTTAGATCATTTAACATTTACAAAGCCTACGGCATTAACACGCGCAACATTTCAAAAATGTGTAATCGATTGTGAAGACTTTGATTTTAGTGATTTAAACGTTGCACAAATCAGAGTTCTTGAACACGATATAAAAGCAGCACCTATTGATTCGTTGGGAATGCCACTGGATGAACGCAAGAAGTTGCTCATTGAAACTCGATTAGGTTCTAATACGCAGTATGACGAAGACGAATTAGTCGCTTCAATTTGTAGAGAAAACTATTATGAGTTCGTTAAAGAGTTTTGGGGTGAGATAATTCCAGAAACGCCAAAATGGAATTGGCATATGGAATACATAGCTGATGAACTGCAAGTATTAGCTGAAAGAGTTTTTAAGAATCAACCGAGGAAAAACGATTTAATTTTCAACGTGCCACCTGGAGAATCGAAGTCAACACTATGCAGTATTATGTTTTGCGGTTGGACATGGACTCGAATGCCTTCAGCAAGAACATTGGGTGGTAGTTACGCTGGAACGTTGTCAACGAAATTGGCACGTGATGGCAAAAAGTTAATACTCAGTGACAAGTATCGAAGAGTGTATCCCGAAGTTGTGTTGGCGAAAGACCAACAAGCAAAGGGACACTATGAGAATACAAAAGGTGGAAGTCGATACAGCTTTGGAATGGATGGCGCTGTAACAGGTATGCATGCGCATTTCATTCTGGTCGATGATCCATTGAATCCTGAGATGGCAGTTAGTCAGATAAAACTGAATAAAGCAAATCGTGTAATGAGTGAAACACTGTTTACACGTAAAGTCGATAAAGCACTCACCCCAACCGTTTTGATTATGCAACGGCTACATCAAAATGATTGCACACAGCACATGCTTGATACTTACGAAAGTGTAAAACACATAAGTATCCCAGCACAAGTCGAAGACGGTCCAAAGCCACCAGAATTAGCAAGTAAATATATCAACGGTTTGTTGGACCCAATCCGTTTACCGCTTAGCACTTTGAAATCACAAGAGAAGACTCTTGGTACATTCAGTTATGCTGGACAGTACTCACAGCGACCTGTGCCACGTGGTGGCGCCATGTTTAAACCAGGACGTATTAACATTGATGTGAGACCTAAAATTGGTTTCTTCAAGCAGTTAATAAGGTACTGGGATAAAGCCGGCACACAAGGTGGTGGATGCTTTACATCAGGTGGATTACTCGGAGCGCATAAAGACGGATCATTTTGGATTCTTGACATCGTTCGTGGTCAATGGGCTATGGATGAAAGAGAGAAGACAATAAAGCAAACTGCAAAAATGGACGGTCACAACGTCACTGTATGGGTTGAGCAAGAGCCTGGTAGTGGCGGCAAAGATCAAGCAACATATACCGTAAAGAACCTTGCAGGTTATTCAATCAAGGTTGATAAAGTTGGAGCTAGTGACGGAAATAAGATACTAAGAGCAGGACCGTTTGCAGATCAAGTGAATAGCGGTAATGTTTGGATGGTTATGGCAAATTGGAACAAACCATTAAAAGATGAATTAGAATATTTTCCAGCAAGTAAGTACAAAGATCAAGTTGATTGCTTGTCAGGTGGTTTTAACAAAATAACAAACGATTTCTATGTAGGCGCACTATGATCGACGAAAAATTAACACCAGCGCAAAAAGGTGTAAAGACTCGTGCAAAGAATACGTACAGATTTCAACAACGCATACTTCAAGAAAACAAAATGATTGACAATGCTTTTGTGTTACGTCAATCTATTGTTCAAAGTCTAAATACAGATGCGCGTGACATCGATGAAGAGTGCGGATATCCACTGACGATTGATGTTTCTGATTATCAAAGCAGGTATAATCGTAACGGTATTGCGAATCGTGTCGTAAAGCTTTGGCCTGATGAATGTTGGAACGTCGTGCCTGAAATCGTTGAGGATGATGAAACGGATGAAACAGACTTCGAACAAGCGTGGATTGATCTTGAAAAGAAGTTTAGCTTAAACAGTCGTATGTATCGTCTTGACGTGCTTAGTGGCATTGGGCACTTTGGTGTAATGCTAATCGGTATCAATGATGGTAAGACTTTAGATAAACCGATTGAAGGTATTGATTTAAAAACCGGTGAAGTGAAGGCTCTACTTAAGTTTGAATTAATTTACGCTAGGCCATTAAGCGAAAGTGCGATTGTAGTAAAGGAAACAGAAAGTGATACTTCATCTCCACGGTATGGCCTACCTAAAATTTACACATTGAATCATCTTAATGAAAACGAAAATTTAAGTACAATTAATGTTGACGTACATTGGACAAGAGTAGTCCACGTCGCTGATAATAAAGATGTAAGTGATGTGCTCGGTGTGCCAAGATTACAACCGGTTTATAATTACATTCTTGATATAAAGAAGTTAATTGGTTCAAGTGCTGAGATGTTCTGGAAGGGTGGGTTTCCAGGTATGGCATTTGAAATTGATAAAGAGCGCACAGCGGCATTGACAACAGATGAAAAAACAGCGCTTCGTACGGAGTTCTTAGATTACACGAACAAACTTCAACGATATATGGCACTCGTCGGTGTTACCGCAAAATCGCTTGAAGTTCAAGTCGCTGATCCATCAAATCACTTCATGATACAACTCAAAGCAATTGGAATTACGTTAGGCGTACCATACAGAAAATTACTCGGCAGTGAAGAAGCGAAGCTTGCATCAGCCGAAGATTCAAAGACATGGAGTAGACGAGTAACACGTAGACAAAATGAATACGTAACAACTGAAATTGTGCGATCGTTTATTAATAGGCTTATTCAGTTAGGTATTCTCCCTGAACCAGAATATAAAAATGGAATTTATAAGTATGATATTAAGTGGCCTTCGCTTGAAGAACTTGATCCGAAGGACAAAACACAAATTGCCAAAGACATGACTGAAGCAATTGTGAAATACGTATCAGGCGGCGCTGATGAATTAATACCACCAGAACTATTCTTGACAATGATTCTTGGATTCACTGATGACGAAGCTGAAAGTATTATGACTGAAGCTGAAGCATGGGTCGATGATCATGTTGATGAAAATGAAATTGCTCAAGCTGCTGCTGAGTCTGCTGCGGCAATCAAAGAAGCAAATGATCGCGCAGCTGGAATCAATCCTCCATTGAAGCCACAACCAGGGGAGAAAGATGAGTGATACAGCAATTAGTAAAAAACAAGCAGCATTTGGTGTAATGACAACGGCCATTGTATCAATCTCGGCTAAATCAGACAAAGACATGCTTGACCTTTACTGCGTTATGATTCTCGCTGGTATACTTCTTGCATATCTTATTGCTCAAACAATTATCGATATAAATAAATAATGCTAACAGTACATGTAAAATCAAGTTTAAAAATAGATCCATCGCGAACGACAATGCTTCGTCGTAAGTTTGTCGCAGACATGCAACGACGATTCGTAAAACTAGGTCGTGACATCTATACATTAATAGTTACGAACGATGTTTTTGGTTTTGAAGACCCGTAGCCATTTGCATTACAAGCTAATAGACAAGAGTTTAAATTTCAAACTGATGCTGCTAAAGTCGCATCATATAGAAAATGGCTACAAGGTGAAATTGATACTGGTATTTTAACAGTTGATGGTATCGGTGAACCTTGGACAAACAAGTACGTTGGTGCAGCGTATAAGAAAGGTGTTGACCGAGCGTATACTGATGTGTCAAAAGTTAAAGGCTTTAAAGATTTATCAAGAGATCAGTTTACGCAAATAGCATTTGGACAACCAGAGTTACAAAGTAAGATAGAATTGATTTATACACGAACTTACAACGAGCTTAAAGGTGTCACCGATGCAATGAGTCAACAGATGAGTCGCGCATTAGCGAATGGTTTAGTAGCTGGTCAAGGTCCAAAGGTTATCGCAAGAGAACTTCAAAAGGTCAACGAGAAAATTACAAAGACAAGAGCATTGGTCATAGCAAGAACTGAAACAATTCATGCGCACGCTGAAGGCCAACTAGATTCGTTTGAATGGTTAGGTGTTGAGAAAGTCGACATCATGGCCGAAGTTCTTACAGCTGGTGATGAAAGGGTTTGTACAATATGTTTAGATGCAGCGTCTGAAGGACCTATGCTTATCGAAGAGGCACGTGGAATAATTCCGCTACATCCGAATTGTCGTTGCGCTTGGAAACCTGTGATTAATACGAATAGAAAGAAGTAATATGAAAAATAAACTCACGAGACTTACGTGTAATTTCACAGGTAAGACAAGACTAGATACAATGGAAGGAAAAGAGTATCTGGTTGCACCAATGATTATGATGCTTGAGGGTGTACACGAAGGTAGTGGCGGCGCAATGTTGTATCCAAGTGATGAACTGAGTGATTGTCCACAGGCGTGGAATTACAAACCAGTTGTTGTGTATCATCCAGAATGTAATGGCGCAAGCGTCTCAGCATGTGATCCGATTATTTTAAGTAATCGAAAAGTTGGCGTTGTTATGAATGCTAAAACAACAACGGTCAAACATGACGAACAAGATATTACAGCGCTTAAAGCAGAGGCATGGTTAGACGAAGATCGTATAAAAGCCGTTGACGAGCGTATTGCCACAGCTATTGAAACAAATACTATGATGGAGCTTTCAACTGGGCTTTTTACCAAAGTCAATAATGAAGCAGGTGAGTGGAACGGTAAAAAGTATGTTGGCATCGCCAAAGACTATAGGCCCGATCACTTAGCGTTGCTTCCAGATTTGAAAGGAGCTTGTAGCATCGAAGATGGTGCAGGGTTTTTAAGGAATCAAGTGACACTGAAAGCCACAGATAAAGTTCTAATAATCAACAACGCAATGAGCCACGGCAATATTCGCTCGTTAATTAATAGTTGGTTGTGGGAAACAAAAGAAGATACATGGGTAGAAGCTGTTTATGATGACTTCTTTGTTTACGAAATGCAGAACAAGTTTTATAAATTGGATTATAAGCTAGAAGATAATTTAGTAGTTATTACTGGTATAGAGCAAGAAGTAATTCGTGTTACAGAATTTCGTACACCTACGGGTGAATTCGTTGGAAATGAAAGAAAGGGATCCAATATGGACAAGAAGAAAGTAGTTGAATCAATTATTGCAAGTAACAGCAATAGTTGGACAAAAGAAGATACTGAAACGCTCATGGCGCTTAATGAAGCAGCTCTTGTAAAGATGCAAGAATCTGAGACACTCGCAGCTACAAAAGCTGTTGAGAATGCTGTAGCAGAAGCAGCAGCTTCGATTGAGCCAGAAGTAGAAGCAAACGAGACAGATAACACTGAAGTGCCAGTTGTAAATGCAAAGCCAAAAACAATGGAACAGCATTTAGCTGAAATGCCAAAGGAAATCGCTGACACGTTGCGTAGTTCAATGGTTTTGCAAAATCAAATGAAGGAACGTTTGATTAAGAAGATCATTGATAACGAAAGGAATTCGTTTACTGAAAAGCAGCTTCGTGCAAAGGAAATTGAAGACTTGAAAGGAATCGCTGCGATCGCAACGAATGACAGTGAAGAAGAAGTGGAACTTGACTATCTTGGTCAAGGAATCGGCAATACTGTTCCAATTGGCAACGCTGCAGAGGTAACACCTCTTATTATGCCTTCAGTTATTGCAGCAACGAAGTCTGAGTAATTGATTTACACTTAAAAACAAAACTCGAAAGGAAGATACATGGCTTCAAACAGAATTCATGCCAAAGGTCCATTTCAGTATGAAGAATACGTAAATACTGAAGAGGTAAAACCCGGCAATCTTGTGGAGTTGCTTGCAGCTGGAACTATTCAAAAGCACGCAACAGCGTGGGGACGAGCTGAAAGAATATTCGTTCAGGAAAATGTGCTCGTAGGTAAAGACGTCAATACGGCTGTAACGTCTGGTGAAGTTACTCCTACCATTATTCCAAACATTGGATCACAGGTCTACGCGTTGCTCGCTGATGGCGAAGACGTTTCAATCGGTGACTGGCTTGGAAGCAATGGTGCTGGTTGTCTTCAGAAATTTGACGAAGACAGTGCAGGTACTGATGACTTCGCTGTTGCTGTTGCGCTCGAAGCAAAGGATACTTCGACTGATTCTGAATCAACAGCGCAATTGATGTTAGTGCGAGCCGCTTGTCACTAATACAAATCCTGAACATTAAATAGCAAACAACAAAGATTTTATTGAAAGGCTAAACATGAAGTTGTTAGAGAAATTTATTCAGAACGGAATATTTCAGGGTGGGAACGGCAGCCCAGCTGATAGGCTCTTGCAAGCAAACGGAGATATCGGTGTGCTTCGACCATTTATCAACATTGATGGTCGGTCATACATCACACATACAAATCCGGTAACAGGACTTGTTGAGAATCAGTTGCTTACACATACCACTGCATCAATGCGGAAAGATGACTGGAAACTGATGGACGATGCAGTTGTGAAAGCAGCGACGCAACGTCTGAAACTTATAAAGGTGCTTCGAGAAGCTGGTATGACTTTTTCTATTCCTCAGGGAATGGGAAAGACTATTCTTGAAACGGAAACACAGGGTGAAGTGAATGACGCAACGATCAGCATGGATGGTATCCGTGAAGGAATCGATGATCGTCCTGAGTTCGAACCAAGTTCTCTTGCTTTACCGATCACTCACAAAGATTTTCAATTCAGTGCACGACAGATTCTTGCATCTCGTAATGGCCAAAGTCCTCTTGATACCACTACAATGGAACTGTCTGGTGCAAAGGTTGCTGAGTCAGTTGAGAAACTGTCACTCGGTAGAATCGCCACGTACACTTATGGTGGTACAAATGTCTATGGTCTGTTAAATTTCCCAAGTCGCATGACCAGAACTCTCACATCACCTGCTGCTGCCGGTTGGACAGGCAACACACTTTTAACTGATGTGCTGGCAATGCGATTGCAGTCAACTGCGACTGGTTATCACTACGGCCCATGGGTGATGTTCGTTGCACCGAATTGGGATACATATCTTGATGGTGATTTCAAAGCAGCGAGTGATCGCACTTTGCGTGAACGCGTTAAATCTCTCAATGGAATTACAGAAATCGTCACTATCGATTACATGCAGAATTATGATATATTGCTTGTTCAATTGACAACTGATGTCATTCGTTTGGTCATTGGTATGGACATCACGATTTTGCAGTGGGATACACTTGGTGGAATGCAGAAGAACTTCAAGGTCATGACCATTGTTGTTCCGCAATGTCGAGCAGATCAAAACAGTCGAACCGGTATCGTGCACGGTTCAGTATAAAGTAAATAGTACATAAACTGGAAAGGTTTAAAGCATGGGCATTTATAAATTGAATAAAGGCGCTGGGTCACACATTGGTAACAATAAAGACGGTATCGAGGTTCAGGTTGAACCTGGTCAAAAAATTGAAACCGATTCTGATCTTATTGCAGCGTTTCCGAATAAGTTTACTCGTCTTGACAACGTCTTGGAAGAGGACCAGGCACAGGGATTCGCACAACCAACAATCCCTGTGCCAGGCCGCTTCATTAAAAACAATGAAACACCTCCTGCAGACGTGCCTCCTGCAGACATGTGTGATAATGAAGCAGAGATCGGTGAATAATGCCACGGTGGAAACCGGTAGAAACGTGGAAAGATCGTGATGTCTTTATAATCGGCGGTGGACGATCATTGAAGTCTTTTAATTGGAATCTATTAAAAGACGAATGTGTGATTGGATGCAATGATGCATTTCAGTTAGGTGAAGACATATGTAATATATGTATTTTCGGTGATAAAAAGTGGTTCAAAGAATTTAAAACTGAGTTAATGCAATACAAAGGTATAGTGTTTACAAGTTTTAAAGAATTTCATTATACACAAAATGATTGGATTTGGACTCTTGAAAGACCGGCAAAGGGTTTATCAAAGACAAAGCTTTGTTGGAATCGAAGTACTGGAGCAAACGCAATTAATCTTGCATTGATTCTTGGTGCAAAGAGGGTTTGTTTACTGGGCTTTGATATGAAATTGACTGGTAGTAAACCGAATTGGCATGATAAGATTTTGAGTAAACCTCGTGCATCGGTGTATACCAATTTTATACATGGTATGTTGCAAGTTAAAAGGAGACTTCCATCAGTGTTTCCTGGAAGAGAAATTGTCAATGTTACAGACAGCAGTGATTTGAATGTATTCCCTAAAATTAGTTTGAAAACATTTTGGAAAGATCGATAATGGTTAGAACTACACCAGCGGCCGTCGCATTGATAATTGAAGTTGATGCTGATATT